CGGGCAGATATACGCGATGACGTTGACCCAGAGCGACGCGCCGGGGTTCAGCCTGTTTTACGAATGCTCGCTCAACGACTGGGCCGCGTGGCTCGACCGCTCGGTGTGCTGGAACCGCGCGTTCCCGCTCACGCTGCCGAACAGCGACCGGGGCATCATCCTCGCGCTGCTCGGCGAGTTCTGCCCGAAGATCCATTTAACGGACATCGCAGAGATCGTGCCCGTGATCCAAAAATTCGATTGGGCGACGAAGTCGTGCAGGCAAGTGCTCGACGATCTCGCCACGCTGTCGATGGGCAGTTGGCGCGTCGACTTCGACGCCAACCTGACCTATGAACTCGCGTCCGCTGCGCCTGCCGCGCCGTTCGGTCTGTCGACGTCGCCCGACTACGTGACCACGTTCCCCGTGCGCGTCGACGGCTACAGGCACGACTTCACGAACCCGATCAACCACGCCCACGTGCGCGGCACGCAGGACCCCACCACGGGCGTGACGATTGCAGCAGAGTATTCCGACCCCGTCTCGATCCAGACCTACGGCGAGTATGCGGCGGGACTCGTCGACGATCAGATCGTGACCGGATGGGACGCGGCGCTCAAGGCGAAGAGCATCGTCCTGGCGAACGCGTACCCCATCGAAACGGGCAACTTCACGATATGGGGGCGCGACGGGTTGCGCTGCGGCATGCAGGTCCACCTCGTCGAAGAGAATATCGGCATTGACGGCGACTACATCATCCGCGCGCTCACGATGGAATGGGTCGACAAGGAGACAGTGCAGTACACCGCGCAGTTCGGCGCGGCGCAGCCAGATCTCGAAACCGTCCTGCGCATGCTCGATCAGCGCACGCGCTGGAAGACATCGAACGTGCCCGTTACGGTGTCGACGCCTGGACCCCCGCCCCCGGGCAGCGTGACGGACGCGAGCATCGCACCCCCGGGGCTTAGTGCAAGCTCGATCCAAAGCGTAAGCGCGACGACGATCCAGGGCACCATCAACGCGTCGCAGATCGGCAGCGTGAACGCGTCGACGATCCAAGGCACGATCAGCGCCAATCAGATCGGCGGAGTGAACGCCAACACGATCATCGGCAAGATCGCGGCGGGGCAGATCGACACCGTGAACGCGGGACAGATCGCGGGCGTGCTGTCGGCGTCGCAGATCGGCGCGGTAAACGCGAGCGTCATCCAGGGAGCGATTCAAGCCAATCAAATCGGCGGCGTGTATGCGACTGCGATCACGGGCCAGATCCAGGCGGGGCAGATCGCGAGCGTGAACGCGACGGCGATCAGCGGGTCGATCTCTGCGGGGCAGATCGGCAGCGTATATGCGACGACCATACAGGGCGTCATCGTGTCGAGCCAGATCGCCGACCAGATCATCGACAGCATCTCGAAGCTCGCCACACCGCTAACGCCGATTCAAATGGTGCCCCCGGCGAACCCGTCGCCCATGCCGAATAAGAACTTCCCGCCCGGGTCGTTCTTTTACTACGTACCGGACGGGCACTTCTACCAGATCACGCCTGACGGCACTAGCTGGACGCTCAACGACAATCCCAAAGCCACCCTGATGACGTTCTATAACATCGGCTCGATGAGCGCGGCTTCCATCATCGGGCTGATCGTTGCATCGCAGATCGGCAGCGTGAACGCGACCACCATCAACGGGCAAGTGCAGGCGAACCAGATCGGCGGGGTGAACGCCTCGACCATCGTCGGGCAGGTCACGGCATCGCAGATCGCGAGCATAATGGCGGGGCAGATCACGGGGTCGATTGCGGCATCTCAGATTGGCGGGGTGAACGCGTCGACTATCGTCGGGCAGATCGTAGCGGCGCAGATCGCGAGCGTGAGCGCGAGCGTGATCCAAGGCGCGATCAGCGCGGGACAGATCGCGAGCATTACAGCAGGACAGGTCACAGGCCAGATCACGAGCGCGCAGATCCAAAGCGTTGCGGCTACGCAGATCACAGGCACGATTACGAGCGCGCAGATTGGCAGCGTTACGGCAGCGCAGATCACGGGCACGATCACGTCGGGACAGATCGGCAGTATCAACGCGGCGACCATCACTATCGGGCAACTCAACGACGCGCAGATCGCGGGCATGAGCGGCGCGAAGCTGTCGGTCGGCAGCGTGAACTCGGACAAGTTCAACGGGTACAGCATCGACGTCGGCGGGCTGGGCGGCATGCCCGGGCGCATCCGTGTGTACGATGCGACGAAGGTCGTCGGACAGATCGGCTTACTGAGTGAGGTCGGCTATGCGGCATACGGCGGCTGGTTCCTCGTGCTGGGCGCGGGCGGGACGTCGTATGCCAACGCGAAGATGTATACCGACACGGGCGGCAACCTGTTTCTTAGGGACTGCGACCTCAACGTGTCCGGTGTTATTAAGACGAGCACGACGACGCTCGACGCGACCTACTCGACCGTGTGCCTGAAAGCGGAAGACGCCACAGACCGCGCGACGCTCGTCTCTCGCGGGCTGGTCTTCTACTACAACAACACGAAGATTGGCGCGATGGTCCGCTCCCCGGGCGGCGCGTACCTCGAACTGGAGTTCACGACCGGGGGCGGGTATGTGCTCATCAACGGCAGTCAGGGCGTGCGATCCGACGCGGGTTACTCGGTCGGCGGCACGAGAGTTATCAACTCGTCGGGCCAGTTCACGGGACAGGTAACAGGCACGTTCACGGGAACCGTTACGGGCAGCGTGAACACGTCGGGCACGGTGTATGCGGGCAGCGGGCACTCGGGCGGCGCGTTCACGGGGTCGAGCGTGAACACGGCGGGGCTGTGTACGGCGAGCGGCTTCGCGGTCAGCGGCTACGGGCAGGGGGTATTCGAGACTGTCGGTCCTATGGCGCTCGTCGGCGGCGGGCAGATTTATCTGTACTTCAAGAACGGCATCTATTACGGACACACCAACTAAGGAGAACGAACAAATGGAACCCGAAGTGAACACGAATGCAACGCAGAGCGAGGTCGAGAATTACCCGCTGGATGAGGCGCTTATCTCGATGCTCGCAGAGATCAACCAGCAACTGGTGCCGCTCCAGGCGCAGCGGCAGGGCGCGCTCGTGCTCTTCATTCGCCAGCACAAGTTACAGGGTAACTGGCAGGTTGCGGAGAACGGGCGCGAGCTTGTAAAGATCATCCCGCCGACCCCGCCGATACCCAGCGCATAAGGAGCACGGCTATGATGCCGCCCAATACGTCGCCCGTAAATTTCCGGCCGGGGCGCTTCCGTCTCGCGCCCGGGTACAAGCTCTGGCCCGACATGACGCAGGCGGCAGACATCGGCGCGCCGCAGCCGCAGGTCAAGCTGCCTAGCGCGCTGCGCATCTGGCCCGACGCGTTCCCGGCGCTGCTCGCGCCCGCGTTCCCCGAGACGCCACCTATACCTCCCACTGTCGCCTCGGGCGACCTGATCACGGCAGTACATGAGAACACGGTCACGGAGGGCATTAGCGATCTCTGGGTGGATCTGCAATGGCTCGCGGCGAACGTCGCAATCAACCCCACGACGAGCAAGGGCGACCTCATCGTGAACAACGGCAGCGCGCTCGCTCGCTTGCCCGTGGGCGCGGATACGCAAGTGCTCACCACCGACCTGACGCAGCCGCTGGGCATGAAGTGGGCGACGCCGACCGCGTCGGGTTCCTTCGTGCCCACGTCGCGGCAAGTCATCGCGGGCGCAGGCATGAGCGGGGGCGGCGCACTGACAGCGGACGTCACACTCAACGCGCTGGTAACTTCGGTCTTCGGGCGCACGGGCGCGGTCGTGCTCACGTCCGCAGACATCGCGGCAGCAGGGGGCGTGCCTGCCACGCGGCGCGTGATCGCGGGCGCGGGCATGTCGGGCGGGGGCGCGCTAACAGCGGACGTCACGCTCAACGCAAACGTGACCAGCGTATTCGGCAGGACGGGCGACGTCGTGCTCGGCGCGGGCGACATCACGGGCGCGGGCGGGGTGCCTGCCACACGCTCGATCCTCGCAGGCGTGGGGCTGTCGGGCGGGGGCGACCTCACCGCAGACCGCACGCTCGCGGTCGTCGACGACACGAGCACGCAGCGCGCGCAGTACTCGAAGGACGGCGCGCTCGTCGCGACGCGGCGCGGCTTGAACGTCATCACAGGGGCTAACGTCGCGATCACGATGGCAGACGACGCAGCCAACAACCGCGTCAACCTCACCATCGCATCGACAGCGACGGGCGGGGGCGGCTCGCAGACCCCGTGGCTACAGGACGTCAACGCGGCAGGCTTCAGCCTTAGCGGGGTCAAGGGAATCGGGATGCCCGGGGGCGTGCCTGCGCCGACCGGGGGCGGCATCAACATCAACGGCAGCGCGGCGCTGGAATGGGGCGTGAGCCTGACCCAGTTCTCGGCGACCAATCGCGCGGGGTTCTATCTCTCGAACGAAGTCGGCGACTACTGCATCCTCGGCGTGACGGGCAGCAGCCACAACGCTACCAATCTGCAACGTAACGGATGGGTCACTGCCTCTCGGGACTTCGTCATCATGGCGGGCGGGCTGACCGAGCGCGTGCGAGTAACTTCGGCAGGCTTTGTTGCAATCGGCGGCAACGTCCCGAGTTACTTGCTATCGCTGGGCAATACGCTGGGCGACAAGCTCGCCGTATACGATGGCGGTCCCGGCCAGATATACGGCTTCGGCATTCAGTCTTACCAGTTCCAGATCATGGCACCCGCGAGCCTCGGCAGGGTGTCCGTAGGATGCGGCACGAGCGCAGCATTTACGGAAGTGCTGACAGTGCGCGCGAATGGCTGCGTCGGCATAGGGAAAGCAGATCCTGCGGACGCCCTTGTTGTGGTCGGTTTGCCTGGGAACGCATATGGCCAGATCCGCATAGCATACGGCAACTACGGCGTGTTCTTCCGCCACGACAATGTGACCTTCTACTGCATGACGACAGCGAGTGGCGATCCATTTGGGACCTGGACATCGACGCCACCGTGGCAGATCGACCTCGCGTCCAACAGGATGTCAATTAACAGTCTCACGTTGCCGAGCGTGCTCACGCTGAACAGTGGGCTGGACTCCACGGGTCAGGGCATCTTTTCTCAGTACTACGGCACTGCCGATTGGGGCGGCGGCGCGCTTCAGATCCGCGAGAACGCGAGAGTAACGACGGCGGGTCCGTTCGATGTCGCGCACTGCCCACGCATCTCGTTTCATTGGGGCGGCGTGGTCGCCGCGCAATTCGGGATGGACTGGGGCGGGACGATCAGAACATTCGACAACCCCGGCACGGGTTACGCGCCGTTTACTTCGGGCAGTATGTATGCCGTTGGCACCATCACGGCAGAGGGCACGGTCAGTTTCAGCACGGCGGTTTACGGCAACGGCAAGGAAGTCGCGAATACAGCCGACGTCTATCTGCGAATCAATCAGAGCAACCAATTCAGCAGCGGCATCTGGTTCGGCCCGAGCGCCTTGAAGATGGCGAGCGGGCATCTGTTCGTCGGCACCACGGGGGTTGATACTGGCTGCGTCGATATCTCCGCGACCGCCGCCGATGCGGTCAACCGCGTCTTGATAAACGGGAACGCCAGCGCTGCGAACGTGTTCAACACGGGCGGCAATTTCGGGATCAACTTACCGAACCCGACCGATATGCTGACGATCAATCTCGGCGCGAGCGGCAACGTAAAGATGCTCGCGCAGCCGGGATATGGCGCGAGCTTCATTGCCGCCGCATACGGCAATAGTCTCTTCTCCGCGAACGCGAACGTTTCGGGCGGCTGGAAGTACGACATCGCCGGGGCGGCTTGCCAGATGCAACTAAGTTCGTCCAACGGGTCGCTGCTCATGGCAGATGCCGCGAGCGGTTCAGCGGGCGCAGCGATCACGTGGCGCTACCGCTGGCAGTCCTTCGGCGATGGCTCGATGGCGTTCGGCGGCACGATGTCGGCGGGGTCCGGGGGCGGATGCAATATGTATCTGTCGGCGACTGGCTATGCTGGCATCCGCACTATAAGCCCCAACAGCATTCTGACGATTGTCCAGCCCACTAACCAAGCCGACGTGGCGATTGCGAATCAGCAGTTGGCTTTGTGCGAGGGAACGGATAACGCGCAATACCGGATGACGTTCGGGTATGTGGTCATCGGTGGCGCGTATTGGGTCGGCGCGATTCAGACGTGGGCTGGCGGCGTGGGAGCGCAGACGTCAATCAACCCCAAAGGCGGTCCCGTCACGATTGGAACTACCGCGCAGACTGCCAACGCGCTGCTCGTGAACGGCGACACGACCGTTCAGAACGGACGCATCCTGCTCAACGGCGCGCCGTCCAACGGCATCTCCAACATGGGATCGTTTCCCTACGCCGCTGGCTGGACGAACAGTCCGAGCTTCCCAACGCCGGGAGTCGGGCTGAACCTGTTTATCAACGTGCTGTATCTCTGGGGCTGCGTGATTCCGACGGGTACGCCAGCCGGGGGATGGGTCACGGTCGGCACGATTCCCGCTGGATCGTTTCGCCCACCGACCGACCGATACGCGACCATCAGCGCGGCGACGGGCGGCGGCAATACACCCGCTGGCTTTCCGTTGCGTATCACGGCGGGAGCAATTCAGATTTTCAATCCTTCCGCGAACGCGTTCTACTTCCTCGACTGCCAGATCCCGATGTGGACATAGGAGAAATACACGATGGCTCTAACCTACGATCAATCCGCCGCACTCATGACTGACTCCGCGTTTCGCGGGCGCATCAAGGTGTCGGCACTCAAGTATGCGGATAGCATTATGAACGAAGCGAACACGGTGCCCGCGCATAACACGCGCGAGAAATGGGCAGTCAACGCCATGAACAACCCCGAGATGGTCGCGCAGCAATTGCAGCCGCCGACAGTCATGGACCCTGCGGTGCAGGAGTCGGGGTCGGCAATCACGGACGTGGCGCTGCAAGGCGCAGTCGAAGGCGTCGTAAATAAATTACTGTAGCCGTTGCCCCCTGCGCGCGCATCGGATATGATCCCGGCGTGTAACAGCGGTGTGACGTGGCGCGCTCCCCACCACTATTCGGTCAGTAATTGACACCGCTATCTAGTCATCTCATGTCATTACTTGACATCGAGTACTAACAGCAAACAACACCATGTTGCTGTCAAATAGTTGCCAAGCTACTGAAAGCAAAAAACTTATGCTTGACAATATTTTCAAGTGGGTCTATATTCCTGGGTAACAACACCCGGGGCACTGACGAGCGGCAACGGCGGTCGGTATAGCCCCTAAAATAGAACGCACGATAACAGAGAATTGAGGTGTGTCTTGTCGAACCAAATGGCTCGGGTAAGTACCCGAGTGACTCACTTACTGAAGAAACGCCTACAGCACGCATGTGCGCAGCGCCGCGAAGAGACGGCTCGGCGCGTGCCCGAAGGCGAGATCCTTTCCGAACTCGCGAAGTACCTCGACCCGCACCCCGACGAGGGTACGGGCGCACCAGCGGCAGCGGTCAAGCGTAAAGACCCGAAGCGCGCAACGACCAAAAAGCGGACTGCTAAACCGACAGCGATCAATTCGGCGGCGTAGTCATGGCGACACTGGCGGCACTCGTCGAGCAGGAGCACGCGCAGGCGCGCAGCGACGAGCGCCGCTATCCCTGCGATGTCTGCCACACGGCGAAGGGCGAGCGGTTCGCGGATCAGTACTGGACGTGCGCAGAGTGCGCCCAGCGGGTCGCGTTGCAGCTTCGCCGTGAGCAGGCGCAGGCATCGCCCGCGTTCACACTGAAGAGGAAACGACAATGGACCCAAACGTTCGTAGGCTCGGCATCGGCGGCAGTGACGTTGCTGCCATCTTCGGCGTCGACGAATTCCGCGACGCCTTCGACTTGTGGGCAGTCAAGAAAGGCGGGCTGACCGTCGAGCAGCCGCCCTCCATTCGCATGATCGTAGGCAAGTGCCTCGAAGAAGGCGTCCTGAAACTATACGAGCACTTCACCGGACGCAGGGTCGAGTACTGCGACGTGAGCATGCAGCACCCCGAACGCCCCTGGATGATCTACACGCCCGATGCGCTCGTCGTGGGTGAGCGGCGCGGGGTCGACGCGAAGGTGGTGGCGTGGGATCAGCGGCGCGGCTGGGACGATGGCGTGCCCCCGCGTGTGGAGCTTCAATGCTGCTGGTACATGGCGGCGCTCGACTACGAGGCGTGGGACGTCTGCGCGCTCATGGGCGAAGGCGAGCCGCGCATCTATTCGATCTACCGCGACCTCGAACTGGAAGCCGCGATGCTCGCGCGCGTTGAGGAATGGTACGACCGTTTCATCGTGGGCGACGACCGCCCGCCCATCGGCGGCAATGAAACCGCCGCGCAGTGGCTAAAGCAGATGTACCCCAAGCACAAGCGCGACATCCGCGAGGCGACGGCGGAAGAGATCGCGATGCTGACCGAGTACGTGGGCGTGCGCGTGCAACAGGCGGCGCTGTCGCGGCGGCAGGACGTGCTCGAAACGTACCTAAAGGACGCGATCAAGGAGCACGAAGGGCTGATCTGGAGCGAGGGACGCTTCACCTGGAAAAAGACGAAGGACTCGGAGAAGGTCGACTGGAAGAGCCTCGCCCTGTTACTGCTGACCCGCTTCGTCCCTGAAGCCGAGCAGGACGCGCTCTCGCGTGAGTACCTGCGCACCAAGCCCGGGGTGCGGCGCATCTATTGCAGCCACGACGATCTGCGCGAGGCGCGCAAGGCGAAGCCCGAGGACGAAGAGGTGCTCGCATGATGCCGCCCGAAGAGATCGTAGGCAACATCGCAGGCGAGGCGCTGCGGAAGCTCGGCATGCAACTGCAAGCGGAGAAGGTAAAGATGTCGATGCTCCTGCGCAACGCGGGCGACCGGGGCGTGTGCAAGGGGTGCGGGGCGGCAGTGATCTATCTGTGCCATGCTCGCACGGGCAAGCGCGTGCCCTACAACCTCGACGGCGTGAACCACTTCGCGACGTGCCCCGAGGCCGAGCAGTTCCGAAAGAAGGCAGCGAAACAAAATGGATAATCAACTCATCAAACCAGGCGGTACGATCACGATGCGGTCGGATATGACCGACGAGGTCGCGATCAGCAACGAAAAGTCGATCACTGCTGCGGCAGCGGCGGCGAAGGCAGAGATCGAGGTCCGCGTGCTCACGGCGAAGAAATGGCCCCGCGACGTCAACGCGTTCCGCGAGGGCATTATGAACGACTGCCGACGCCCGGGCTTCGCGGAGATCGCACTCTTCCACAAGCCGATCGGCGGCAAGGAGATCGTCGACTTTAGCATCCGTTTCGTGGAGTCGGCAATTCAGCACTACCAGAATCTCCACATCGTCGACGACATCGTGTACGAGGACAGCGAACAGGCGAAGCTCCGCGTCTCCGTCATAGACGTGCAGCATAACTCCAGCATCTCGACCGTCGCCATCGTCGACAAGCTCGTGGAGCGGAAGTCGGTCAAGGCAGACCGCAAGGTGCGCGGCATGCGCGAGAACCAGAACGGCGAGCGCGTGTATCTCGTCGAGGCGACTGCCGACGAGTTCCGCAACGCGCTGGGCAGTGAACGCTCGAAGCTGATCCGCGACCTGTCGAAGCGCCTGCTGCCGCGCGACATCCTCGACGAGTGCCGCGAACTGGTCGAGCGCACACTCGCCGACGCCAACGCCAAAGACCCAGACGCGGCGAAGAAAAAGATCCTCGACAAGTTCCGCTCGGTCGGGGTCACGGTGAACATGCTCAAGGACTACATGGGCCGCGCGATGGAGACAGTTACAGCGGCAGACATCGCGGAC